ACCTTAAAGTCATAGATGCCGCGTCTTCCTTTGATGTCTCTGAGGAAAGGTTCAACGATATTCTTGAACTGAGCCCGTGTAAATTCATCATTGAATTCAAAGAGTAGACCCTCAGCAGCACGTGCAATAGTCTTCTCGAGAACAATGAATAACCGACGAACGTTGATTCGATCAAAAGCACTTGGAGCACCGAGTAGAGTCTTATCGCCGTAAAGAACTGTTCCTTGACCTGGGAAAGTAACTACTGGATTTACGTCGTTCTTATAAAGAAGATCACGATCAGCTTTACCTGGATTAAAAGCAAGTTTAATCACATTCTTAATTTGACCACGATTGAAACCAGCAGGCGAAAACCAAGGATCTCTTACGCTATCAGTACGAACAGCCAAACCAGCTATATCACCATTAAGTGGGATATAACGATAAACATCATTGTACTTATCGTACTGATACTTGTATCCAGAATCTAATACTGCATATGAAGTAGAAGTAAGTGCATTACGGAAATCAACAATATCTTGTGCTTCATCTTTACCTGAATTCTGAACAACGTCAGCGCGATCAGGAGAAATAAAGGCTACACAGTCTTTACGAACAGAAGCAATATTATCAATTAGATAATTTGCAAGCTGTGCATATTGATTGCCAGCAGATCCTCTTGCTTTACCCTGTAGTAGTAAAGAAACATCAACATCGTCTGATGACTTAAACTTATCATATGCTAAAGCAAGTGCTGCATTAGTAACAGTGCTTTCATCAGCACCGTCAGATCCATTAACAAATGAAAAAGTTGATGGCTTTGAGTTTGTTGAAGAAGCAATATTTACTGCTGTATTAGATACTGCGCCTGACCTATCAGTTGCCCACCAAATGTAATTGGAGTTATCATTTAGAACAGTCTTGTAATAATTAATGGTTCCATCATTGGTCTTTGCATCAGTTGCTCTTGATAGACCTTTATAGACTTCTAGAATTGTTCCAGGAACTCCTGTAATCCTGCCATCTTCATCGGCAACAACAATATGAAGTTCATCATTTGCTGCGGTGTTACCAAAGTTTGCCACAAATTCAGATTGACCAGGAGCAGAATCTACAGAATTAAAATATTCCCAATCTCTCACAATTGTGTTTGAACTATAATTAGAAGATAGAGTATATTTGGAAACAAGATTTAATGTAATCGTAGCAGAACCGGTGTTTGTACCGGCAGAGTTATTTACAAGAATGCTTACATTAGAAATTTTAAGATATTGTTTGCCAATTGAACTATTTCCTACTTCTAAGATATCACCAATTGAGAATAGGTTTGCAACTGTATTTGCATAGGGTACAGGAGTACTACCCGTCAAAGCAGCAGTATTTACCAAAGAAATAGTGGCAGTATTGGTACCAACAGTAAAATCAATCTTTGTAGCAGTTGCATTACCGAATGATGTATTGGCAGTGCCAACAGTATTGCCAGAAAGAAAATCGATGGTTTGTGTGTATTGATTAGCAGCACTGCAAACAGAAACTTTAAGTGAATTTCCTAGTTCACCAGGATACTTGGCAATGAACTGAACGCCAGCTTCAAAACTTGCAACTTTCGTATCATAATCATCAGCATTAAGAACTAGATGAACTAAGTTGCTGGTAATTGAGGTGCTATTTGCCATAGCAGAAAGAACACCAGTTGCACCAGTTGCATCAGCCGTATTTGCTGCACGGCTTACGTACAACTGATTTCCATATGCTAAAAAGTTTGCAGCTGTAAAGAATGTTTCTGGGTTAAAATTAGTTGGTTTTCCAAACCGAGCAACTAAATTTTCTTCTGAGTCTACAAGGACTAGTTTGTCGATTGGACCCCAACGAAATACACCAGCAAAAGCACCTTCTGTAGTTGCTGCGCCAGGCACAATTGTGGTTAAATCAATTTCGGATACATTAACTCCGGGACTTACTTGAAATGCCATTTTTTATTCTCCCTCTCGAAAAGGTGATTAATCTATGTTCTAGTATTTATATTTCTTTGGTTTTAATCATTATCGTAAAAGAACTTATCAAAATCACTCATTTCAACTATTG